ACTGATGATGGCGATGGCTCTTGATCTATGTGCGATTGTTGTCTCTGTCGGCGCAATCCACGCATACCTGAATGGGAATTTCTGACATGGCAAAAGACGCACTAGGACACGGCAGCAATGCACGGGGCGGCGCCGGGCGCAAGCCTATTCCGGGTCACCCCTATCATGCGAAGACCAGCGACGAGCTTCGCTACATCATCAAGGACGCCAGCGAAGCCGAGAGGGCTACGCGGGGCATGAGCGCGTATAACCCGAACTCAGGCAAGCGCGAGGACACCGCCGGGAAGTATTCCGATCAAGTCAACGACGCGGCGACCGTGCTCGCGTACCGCGACCGGGGCGGCAAATCGGACCACCCCGCCGATCAGCTTGCGGGCGGCCCGAAATCGGCTCCGGTCCCAACTCACGACAGCATGACGAACCTACAGGGCAGCATCGAGCGCGGACACGCAATGCGCTCCGCTGGAGATGGCGGACACGTCCCGGGTTTTGCAGCGGGCGGGCGCCACGGCTACAGCCCGGACGCGGTCAACAACGCCATCGCCGCATCCAATCGCGCCGGTCGGCGCATCGGCGGTAAAGAGGCGGCCGCTATCCATCGGCTACTCAAGGGCCGATAGTGGCTCAGCGATTTTCGGCGCAGCATCCACCGACCGTTAAGATTATTTTGCCGTACCGCTTGCGCCGAAACGAGAAAAGTGACAGTGAGGCGGCGCCGGGCAAGATTGTCCGGGACGAGACGACCGACGAGGGGCAGGAAAAATGAAAGACCCACTAGGACACGGCAGCAACGGGCGCGGCGCCTTCCGGCCCGCGCTTCATCAGTTGAAGGTCGAGAAGCACATCGCCTTCCACGGCCGAACGGCGGCGGGCCAAGCCGTCACCACGACCGGCAACATCTGGCAAAAAGTCGCGAGCGGCAAGCGGCGCGCGGTCGCCGAGCGTATCGCGCAGAACGCCCGCGTGGACAATCCGAACGCGCTGATCAGGATCAAGTAACATGGCCAAAGACGCCCTCGGCCACGGCAGCGATGCGCGTGGCACGCATGCGGCAGGCGTGAACGCGGTCGGGCTACAGTGGACAAAGAACAAGCAGAAAAACCTAGAGACCGCCAAGCGCACCATCGAAGGTCTCGGGCACAAAGCTGTGATAGGTAAGTCGGTCGGCAACGGCGTCGCCTACTATCACGACGGCGGCGTATTCCTGAATGAGAACGCGAAATTTTGGCGCGACCCGGTCGGCTCCGCGCAACGCTGGGACAACCTCTCGTCTAACGTGCCGGAACATGTGATCCACCACGAAATTGGCCACGCCCTGTACGCCCCACCGGACAACTTCTTCCACCTGAGCCACCAAGACTTGGCCCGGACCCACGTCTCCAAATACGCGGCACGCAACCCGAAAGAGTTTGTCTCCGAGGTCCACGCCGGAATGAAGGCTGGCAAATCTTATCCCGAGGAAGTGATGTCTATCTTCCGCAACTACGCGAGGCCTCGAAAATGAAAGACGCAAAAGGACACGGCAGCGACAAACGCGGCACGCACGCGAGCAAGATCAATCAGATCGGGCAGGGCTTCCGCACCGCCGCGCCCGCCGAGTTTCTCGCCGCCCGAAACAAATCGCTTCGCGGCGAATACTTCACACCCCACACCCCCGAGGAGATCGCCGACTACAAGCTCTTCATGAACAACGAGGGCACGGTCGGCGCAGCCGTGACGCCAACCGGCGAAATCCAGAGCGTGTTCAACAACAGCGGCATCAAGGGCGCAGGCGGCGCCGCCATCGAGCACGCTAAGCTCCAAGGCGGCAGCCGCCTCGATGCCTTCGACGGGAAATTGCCGAGCATCTACGCGAAGCATGGTTTCGTCGTGGAGAAGCGGGAACCCAACTGGACCCCGGGCGGCCCCGACGTCGTCTATATGAAGCTCAAAGGGGCTTAATTTTTCCCGAGCAGATCGTCAGTTGTTTGGACGCCGCCGAGCCTGTAAGCTTGGCGGCGAAATTCCATCTATTTGTGAGGGCCACATCATGGTTGCCAATCATCCCGGCATGACCGATCAGACTTCGAGCAACATCGCCCGTGACGGCGCGGCCAAGAAGACGCCGCCGAAGGCTGCCGTGCATCCGGGGATGTCCAACTCGCAAAATTTCCCCGGCTTCGCGCCGACCAACGCGGGCACCGGCCCCGACGCCGATCCGGCCAACGTGATGTCGCCGCAGCCGAAGTCCAAGAAATCCGACCCTATCCCCGTGAAGTGGGGAATGAAGGGCGAGCATGACCCGGCGCTCGGCAGCGCGGTCCTCTCGGAGGCTGCGAACCTCGGGCGGTAACGTCCCGGACGAGATCGACAGCATAAGAGGTGACCGATGACATTCCCATCTGACAGCCAGACCGCCGAGAGCGAAGAGTTCATTGGCTCGCGCGAGCAGGCGAACAACAAATACGGCCAGAACGGATATCTGGGCGCGTCGAGCGACCTTCCGGGTCAGAAGACGCGGATGAACCGCGACTATGGTCTCGACGCCGATCCAAGCGCGGACGCGGGCAACTGGCAGACCCGCAAGGTCTCGCAAGAGCAGTACCCGACCACGTTCGGCATCAAGGCCAAGGCCGACGTCGCCAAGGTCCCCGACGCCAATATCCGACGCGCCACCAAGCAGGCCGCGCCGGGCTCTTTCCAGCGGTAAAACCCCGGAGCTTCAAGTGTTGAAAATCGCGATGTCCCTCGCTGCAATACTCGTTTTTGTTACTGCCGTTGAACTCGCCACCCCCGTCTCGGCGGCTCGCCATCCGGCAGAGCCGCCCGAATGCCTGATGCTCAACACCATCAAGGAGAGAGCGGACCGGAAGAAGGTTCAACTCGATCAGGTAGTGGAGGGCAATGCCCTTCAACGACTGCTCAAGAACATGGGGGTGATCGACGAGGATGCCGACCGCATAGCCCTCGGCGCGCTCTTCGTGAAGGGCGGCACGACCGTCTTCGCCGGGTTCGCCCCGGACGGCTGCCTGACCGGCTTCCTCACCTTCGAAACGCGGTACAAGGGTTCGCTCCTCGGCGACGACGGTTCGATCTGATGGCCGACAAACCGAACACCTGTAAACCTTCGAGTTTACACAAGCGGCTCCAGCGTCAACTCGAAGGTATCCAGAAGCATCTGGAGAACTTCCCGCAAGACACCCTGAGCCAACAGCGCGCGGCCACCATTCGCGCCGAACTCAGCAAGTAAGATACCGAGGGCGCGCATGATGCCGCCCCCATCGGCTGGGCCGATGCAATACCGGAGGATATCCGCATGAGCGGCGATGACGATCTCAGCGATCTATTAGGCCCGGAGCCCGTCTCCGACGAGCCCAAGCTAGTCGACGCCGCCGTACCCATGTCTCCCGGCAAAGCGCTCCTCTACCGCTCGCGCAGCTACCCCGCCGCTCGCGCCGCGAAGAAAAACACCCAAGAACGCCTTATCCGCGCCCTCGCCTACGCCGCTGAAATGCCGGTCGGGGCCGACGTCGCGCGTCGGCTGGGCGTCAGCTACACCACCATCAAATATTGGCTTCAGAAGTCTTTCGAGGGCGCTCCGGGCGACGGCTTCGACATCGCGATGGGCGACGACGACGAGAACGGCACGGACGACAACACCATCCGATTTCATGATGCGTGGGATGTCGCCATGATGGCAGGCGTCGAAGCCGTTGAGGCCGCGACCATCAAGCGCGCGACCGGATACGATGAGGCCCTGACCTATCAGGGCCGCGTGCAGTATAAATATGACCCCGAAAAGCTCGCTACCTCTCGCGAACTCGGCTTGCCTGAGTTGGTCCCGGAGAACTACCTCCTAGATCGGTTCGGCGCTCCCGTCCCGGAGACCATCTACAAGATGGACCCCGACTTGGCGATGTTCATCCTCAAGGCCCGCAAGGCGCAAGTCTACGGCGCGAAGGCGCAAGTCGACGTCAACGTCAAGGGCGGCGTGCTTGTCGTCGGCGTGCGCGCGGCGACCTCGGAAGCGCTCAACGAGCTTGAAGACACCTACCGCAAAGAGGGCCGCCCATCCGTCACCTTCGAAGAGGGCGACGATGAGGAGGACGCGGCGTAATGGGTTGGCCGAGCGTCGCAAAATTCAAGCGCGAGGGCGCCGAGTACGTCCCCTATGTGCTCGACGACAACAACCAACTGCGGAAAGTCGCGTGGGCGCCGCAGCCGGGCTCTCAGGAATTTTTCCTCGCGGACCCGACTGTCGAAGTGCTGTACGAGGGGACGCGCGGCCCCGGTAAGACCGACGCCCTGATCATGGACTTCTGTCAGGAAGTCGGCAAGGGCTGGGGCGCGGAGTGGAAGGGCATCCTGTTCCGTCAATCGCATCCGCAGTTGCGCGACGTGATCGAGAAGAGCAAAAAGTGGATCAAGCGGATTTGGCCCGAGGCCATCTACAACGAAGTGAAGACGATGTGGGAGTGGCCGACAGGCGAACGTCTGTACTTCGCGCATTTCAACGTACCGTCACAATACAGCGACTACCACGGTCACGCCTATCCGTGGATCGGCTGGGAAGAGTTGACGACGTGGGCGACACCGGATTGCTACAAGGTTATGTTCTCGTGCTCCCGCTCGACCATGAAGGGGATGCCGAGGAAGGTGCGAGCGACAACCAACCCCTATGGGGTCGGGCACAATTGGGTCAAGTCGCGTTGGCGGCTGCCGATCAGCGGCGAGACCGTGAACGGCCGCAAGCCAACGGTCGGCCAGCTTATCACGGACAGCGTGGACGAGCAGGGCAACGCCGAGCCGCCGCGCCGCGCCATTCACGGCTACCTCGACGAGAACGTGCTGTTGCTGCATGCGGACCCCGGCTACAAGGGGCGCATCAAGGCGGCGGCCCGAAATGCATCCGAGCTTGCGGCATGGATGGATGGTTCGTGGGACATCGTCGCGGGCGGCATGTTCGACGATATTTGGTACGAATACCGCGACACGATTGTCATGGAGCCGTTCGACATTCCGGCGGGCTGGAAAATCTATCGGGCATACGACCACGGCTCGTCGAAGCCGTTCTCGGTCGGATGGTACGCCGTCAGCGACGGCACCGACTTCAAATTGCGCGACGGCCGCACGCGCTCGACCGTGCGCGGCGACAAGTTTCGGTTCAAGGAGTGGTACGGCTGGCGCGGTCAGGCGAACGAAGGTTCGCGGATGCTCGTTGCCGACATCTCGAAGGGCATCATCGAGCGCGAGATCAAATGGGGCCTGCGCGCCGCCGATGGCTCGTGGACCCGCGTTAGCCGAGGACCGGCGGACAGTTCGATTTTCGACGACAACACCAACGGCTCCGACGTGTCGATTGCCACCGACTTCGAGAAGCCCGTCACCATCAACGGCGTCAAGCACCGGGGCGTCTTCTGGGAGAAGGCCGACAAAAGTCCCGGCTCGCGCGAGCAGGGCTGGGAACAGATCAGAAAGCACCTGAAGGCGACCAAGCGGCCGCCGGGCGGCTTCCGGGAAATCCCCGGGCTGTTCATCACCACCGACTGCCCCCATTGGCTTCGGTGCGTGCCCGTGCTGCCGCGTGACGAAAAGGATATCGACGACGTGGACGACGAGAGCGAAGACCACAACGGCGACGAGACGCGATACATGCTTCGCTTCGAAATTAGGACCATGCGGTCCGGGCGCACTTCTTAATTTGTCAAGCACTATTTACAGATAGGGTTAACCCGTGCTACGGAGCCCGGCCCCCAGTTAGGAAAAATCATGGCTCTCACCGACAAACACCCCGAGTTTGTGGAACGTCTCGCCGAGTGGGTCCAAATGGCCGACACTTATGCGGGCGAGCGCGCGGTCAAGTCCAAGCGGCTTGACTACCTCCCGGCGACCGAAGGCATGGTGCAGGACGGGATGACCAGCCCGACCGCGCCCGGCTGGAAAGACTATGAGGCCTATCTGCTACGCGCCTATTTCCACGACGTCGTCAAGGACGCCGTGAAGGCCATGGTCGGCATCATGCACAATAAGCCTGCCGTCATCAAATTGCCGAAACGTCTCGAAGGCATGATGGAAAAGGCGACCATCCAAGGCGAAGGCTTGCAGATGTTGCTCCGCCGGATCAACGTCGCTCAGCTAGTGTTCGGTCGGTGCGGCCTA